TGCAAAGGAGAGAACTGCGCAACGCGGTCGCCCATGTACTGCATGTACGGGTTTTGATTGGGGTCTGTCAAGCCTGCGGCTGTGCCCAGCATATCCTCAACATACGGCTTAGCGTAGTCAGGGATTGTGGTTTGCGTGATGCTCGATTGTTGCAGTGTTGGTGATGCCATGATCTATTCCTTAAGCGGGAAGATGTTTGTCAGCGCGGGAATTTGCCGCTACTTTATTTTTGCCTGTCGTTTTGCCGCGTGCTCTTTGCACTCGATCCATCATGGCGTAAAGTTTTTTAGCTCCTGCTTCTGTTGAGCCGTTACCCAACTCAGACACGATACGTGCAGGGATCACAAACTCACCATCGGCAAGGCGTGCGGGCTGTCTCTTAGCGCCAATCGTTGCAGGGATGCTGTCAGACACACCATCACCGGGGCCTTTGAGCAAACGACCACCATCAGAGTAGCTACCCAAAGAGCCCAAGCCGCCACCCATGGCGTAACCTGTCATGCCGCCGTTGGCAAACAAACCAAGACCTTTTGCTAAGTCCGACACAGATGCGGGGTTTGCCGTTGCGTACGCTTGCGCGGATGCATTTTTTTGTTGGTTTGCGGCATTCTCCGCCATCATTCCCGGGGTCATTGTGTCGTCTAGACCTCCGGGCATCATCGGGCCTTTGTACAAACCGCCGGTTTCGTCAGGACGATCTGCATAGCCGTAGCCGCCAGTACCCGTATTGTTTTGGCCCCCAAATGTACCCATCATTGGGATAGGCGTTCCAGCACCGTAATCACCAAACCCGCTTTGGCCGCCTTCACCACCAAAGTTAAGCGGAATGTGCAAGTTTAAACCGCCGTCGCCAGAGATGCCACCTTGGGCCATGACCTGAGCGCCAGAGGAGTCGTACTTATTGCCGTCGGACGTGTAGTAATAGCCATCTTCACCAAGCGTAGCTTCGAGCGGGTTGCCTTGGTAATCAAGGACGTTGATGGCCTTTTTAGCGCCAGCAGCGCCTTTTGCTTTGGGAGCATTGGGGTTTGTTTCGCTTGAAGTAACCGTGCCGTCTTCGTTGCTTGTCAAAAACTTTTGCTTGTAGCGCATAGCGCCAGTCCAATACGGACGGTTGATACCTGTTGACGCTGCAACGCTTTGTGTTGGGTACTTAGCGCCACCTTTGCCCATAAGGTAGTTGTACGCAGCCATGGAGTCGCCGGTCTGCTGGTTGTACATCTCGTTAAATTCGGCGATTGTTTTAGGTGCTTTGGGGATGTAGCCCAAGCTGCCACCACCAGCGGTGTAAGCGTTCTTGACCTCGTCCATGCCCGAGAAGCCGCCGTATGGACGACCGGGAATGTTAGGCGTCACAGTGACAGAACCGTCTGGGTTGTATGTCTTGTCGCCCGGAGTGTTGGGGCCGCCGTATGGATTTTTTGTGCCGGGAGGCGCGTTAAGCTTGCGCCATGTCGTTTATAGAATACTTATTGTCATCCATAAACTTGGCCCAGTCTTTGTCAGAGACTTTACCGCCCAATTGGTCAGACAGCGCGTATGCGCCTTTGTCCAAGTTGTAACCACGAGCAATATCTTCTTTTGACCAGCCTGCATAATTAGGATCAAACGCCGTAGCAGCACCGTACAATTCGGTAGGGTCAATACCCTGCGCTTTCATTTGGTTGTAAATGCCCAGCGTGCCAGAGCCGCCCGTTGTGTCAGTAGAACCACGGAAAGAATTGTCTATCCCTGCAAGATATCTGTTAACCGCAGCAGGATCGGCATTAGTCGTTTTAATTGCTTCCTGAATATCAACGTTTGGGTTTGTAGTCAGGTACTGACCAATCTGCTCGTCTGTATATTGGTTATATGTGGGAGCTGCTGGAGCGGCAGGAGCAGAGTACAAATTTAAACCTGCAATACCAGAAGTGTCAAAACCCTTCCACGTACTACCAACATCTTCAGCGGTAATCTTGTTTTCGCTAACAATCTTGTTAATTGCGTCTACGTCATTTGCCGCGTACGCGGCTTCAAGCGCTGTTTTGGTGTCGCCGCCAATAGCCAAAGCAACAATACCACCCGCCGCCATTGGCTCGGGTTTGCGCACATCTAGCGTAGCCATCTGGCCTGTTTGCGGGTTTGTGTATGCGTCGGAGAAGTTACGGCTACCCCACTCGCTGGCTTTGACGGGGGCCAAAGATTTAAAAGTCTGGGTGTAGGGGTCGTACAACTTCTGACGGATGTACGCAGGGTTGGTGTCCTCGGGCATCTTGGTTGTTGTAGGAACCATAGCGCCTGCCATGATGGGGGCTGCGGCTGCAGCAATGTTGCCAAAGTTCTGTTTGGCAAACGCCATAGGGTCGGTTGCTGCGGCTTTAAGGCCGGAGCTTGCAAGCTCTGAAGCAGACATTGTGGCGGGGTTAGCGCTGCTCTTTAAAAACTCATTGAAGGCTTGGCCAGAAGAACCATCGCCAGCAATCGAAGCAACATCGCCAAAAGCCTGACCTAAATTGCCTGAAGAAGAACCCGCCAATGCTTCAGACATACCAGCACCCACGCCAGCATCGGCAAAACCCTGCGCCAAACCTGCACCACCATACGCACCCAGCCCGGCCATGAGACCGCGAGACAAACTGCCAGTAGCCAAGGTAGTCAGACCGCCCGTGACCAAACCTGCCGTACCCGCGCTCAAACCCATGCCAGCAATACCAAACGCGCCGGGGCCTAAGAAAGCGCCAAGGGCGATAGGGGCAACAGCCTTGAATAAGTCCGACAGCATGCCCGCTTCGGGTAAACCCGTATCAGGGTTAATGGTCAACGAACGCCCGTTTGCTTGGGCAAAAGCTTGTAAGCGCTGGACTTCGTCCGGCGTCATGTGGATCAGTAAAGAGTCATCGCCTCGGCCTTTGCTGGCGACGTCTTGGGCAAACTTGTGCAGGCTCATTTTTGCCTCTCAAAATGGGGGTTGATTGATAATATCATGAGTGTCATGTGTGCACAACATTAAGGTGGGGGTGTTGGCCGTGGGTCAGGTAACCGCGCAACAAAGTTTACAGTTATCACTGACGAGGCAACAGCAGGATATGGGGCAGATGCGGGGATAGCTTCTAACGTTACAGCAGTATCGTTTGCGCCCCAATACATCTCAACGTACTCGTTAGCCGCTAAATCAATGTCAAAATTCCACGCCACATTAAAATGGTTATCTGCGCCTTCAATTGTGTATTTATGAGTGGAATAACCAATAGATGTGCCGTTGCGGGCAATCCAAATTTGCACATCTTTACCCGATGCGTTGGTGCTTTTTAATTGCCCAGAAAACTGAAAGTTATAGACACCACCAACAGCCACCTCAATCTTAGACGTACTAGCGGTTTGGAGGGCCACAAAGTTATTAAGGTAAGTCTGGTTAAACGTGATGGGGTAGCCTGTATCTACAGCGGCAAGCGTTTGGTCTGCGGTGTTAAAGAACAAACCATTTGGATTGTTAATCAATCCGGGGTCTATTGCTCCAGACGTTTCTAGTCTAGATAAAAAACTATCAAGGCGGTTAAAGTACAGACGCAAAACGTTGGAAAACTGATCTTGATAACGCTGATCCCACTCGCGGGGGGCGAGCGGTAAGCTAGGTGCAGTAACCCGATCAATATCAAACTGCGACGTAACAATAAAGCTCATCGTCTGCCGTCCGGCCTAATGTCAATACGAGGAGCGCCCAACTGCCAAGCCGTGTTGATCTGATTGGACTCAATCTTAAAGATCATCTGGCGACCACGCATACGCGTGAAGATCATGCCCGTAAACTCTTCGGTAATCACATACGAACTGCTCTTGGCTACAGGTTGGGCGGCTGAACTTGTCACACCAGAGCCTGAGTTGGCCAAGCCGTAGAGCGTCATGGTGACAGTTGGCACCGCACCTGCGGGGGAGTTTGTAGAGTCTTCAAAGGTCAAGTCAGGAAGAACGCGCCAGACAAAACCAAAGTTATGGCCATCGCCAATATCAAACTCAGACGAAGAAATATAAGCGTTAATCGGCAAAGTCGTAGCTGTTGCGCTGTCATTTAAGCCGTTCTCGTGATACAGCGTCAGCCCAGTACCAGCAGTGCTGTTGTACGTTGTAGCCATCGGGTAGTCGCGCAGCCCTGAATCAAGCCAAGCCGTGCGGCTCATTGTGCCGTAATACCACGTATGTTCGAGGTAGTTGTAAATCACATAACGGTCAACTTCAATGCTGTTGGCGGAACAATAGAACCACCAGACCTCGTTGAAACCTTCGTTGGTACCCGCAAAAACTTGCGCGGCTTGACTTGTGTTGAAGTCTTGGAATACATAGCGGCGCAGGTCGCAGTTAAGCGTTTGCACACGGCCATCATAGGCGTAGAACTTATCTACACCCATCCAGTAGACAATACCGGAAGCAATGATGGCAGCGTTCTGTCCTTGGATAGAAATGTTGTCACCAAGTAACTGAGGAACCCATGCCTGCGGAGGGCCAAGGTATTGCAAAGAATATACGCTAGAGTCCGTAAACACCACAATCTCTTGACGCGCTTGAACAACCGTAACAATTTCTGAGCCGTGTGAAAGCCTTGCAAAACCTGCTTGGCTAGTGTCATCTAGTGACCAGTTGTATGGATCGTCTTGATTAGACCAGCGAATTAACAGCGGATCAAGAATGGCACTGTCGTAGTCATTACACCCAAACGCAATAATAAAACGAAACGCGTCGGACACTGTTAGAACGTTTTGGACTGTCGGCACGTCTACCAACAAAGATATATACACCCCAGAACCCGTAGAAGTGGTACTGACTAACGCTCCTGCGCCATCAAGCAAGTTAAACGTTAAGGGGTTTGTGCTGCTAATACCTTTGTTAAACACAAAGTAAGTCGTGGCCGCAGAAATGCCTGCGGGTAAAGAAGTTGTGGCAGCAAACTGAAGTGCTGTGCCATCTAAATACTCAACAGTAGAAGTCACCACAGTGGGTAAACCCGTTGAAACGCTGTTTGTAAATGTAGCTGTGCCACCAAGAGTGTTAAGCGCTACGCCACGGCTAGCAACTGTGCTGGTTGCATCCCAGTAGTAAATACCGCCACCACGAGGGCCAAACACCAAGTCTTCGCCGTAGTTAATTTGGCTCCACAAACGGATAGGGAAAAGCGTACCAGCGCCAACACCCCATGGCCCACTGCCCCAGACACCGCCGCCCCAGCCCGTAACAGGCACAGCGTAAGGAGCGCCAACGTTGATTTGGTAAGCGGCAACAACAGAAGCACCGCCTGTAGAGCCAGCGGGGATAACTGTCGGCGCAGTAGATATGGTGTATGTGTCTACGCCAGTAACAACAATTTGAAACTGTGCGTTGTACGTAGTTGCGTACGCACCTGTAGCCCCGCTAAAAGTTACAAAATCCCCAGTCACGCCGCCATGCGCAGTGTCAGTTACGGTTACTGTAGTTGTG